GTTTCAATGCCGTTTACTCCAACACCAATATGCAGACTACGTTTGCTGCACAGAGCACGTCGAACCTGACGAACCCTGTGTATCAGGCGCACACCTCTTTTGCCTATCAGCCTTCGGGAGTGGTTCCGGTTGGGTTTGAGACTGTGTTCCCGCTATGGCCCGCCAATACTGCTACCGAGTCGGCTTCTGATGTGCAGACGCTAGGTACGGTCAACCTGCCTTTGGGTTATCTCAACACAATTGGACGAAGGATACGCATTAAGGGCAAGGCAGTTGCAACGGTGACCACTGCTAGTACCGCAGTCATCTCAATTCTGGACGGCTGGCAGGGTGGTTACACCACGGGTGCCCCTGCGAAGACGCTTTGCACGTTGACCTCGGTGGGCACGCCTACCGGCACTACGGTCAATTTTGCCTTTGACGCAGTGATTACCGTTCAGGCTGTTGGCACTACGGCGGTCGGTGCAACTCTGTGCGATGCCTATGGCGTTGCCCAGGCGGGCACGGCGCTTCCGATCTCCGTTCTTGACAACGGGTCTGCAACCACGGTCAGTTCCATTGGGTTGTTTACTTATGACCAGTTGTTTGTGCAGTTCCAGAATACCGCTACGGCGTCGAGCGCAGTTCGCTTGATTGACCTGAGCGTTGAAACCATCCAGTAAGCAGGAGATTGCGATGCCAAGTGTCTCAAAGGCACAGCAAAACGCTATGGCGATCGCAGAGCACGCCCCTGGCAAGCTGTATAAGCGAAACCGGGGGCTGCTCAAGCTCACTACGGATGAACTGCATGATTTTGCGGCCACTCCTACGGATGGGTTGCCGAAGAAAAAGGGGAAGCTCTATGGCGGGTAAACTCTACGAGAAAAAGAGGGTTGACCTCGGAGGCGCTGGAAGTTTTAGCGTGCGAAAAGGTGCGTTACATCACGCTCTAGGGGTTCCCGAAGGCGAGAAGATTCCTGAATCGAAGCTGGCTGGTCATCATAGTGGGAAATTAGGACGAATGATTGCCAGCGCCAAAGGTTTTAAGGCGATGAAACATGGAAGATAACAGCGCACCGTGGATGCTGGATTGCCAAGCAATGACTGGTCAGGAGAAGTTGGAATTTGTGCGTAACCAGATGCAGGAGATTTGGCGCGCAGGGCAAGAGAAGCAAGTCCATTGTCCTTACTGCCTAACGACTGTTGCCGTGGGGCAACCTGCTTGCTGTGGGACGCTATATAGGGCGGTAAACGCGGTGATTGAGGCGCGAGAGATGGTAGACCGCTTCGAGTTTGCGAACAAGATCCGAGAGAGGTCGAACCTTGTCCACTGACTTTTATTATTGGCGTCCACATATCAGTAAGCTGCACAGCATAGTACCTAGAGATGTACCTCGCAAGCGGTTTGAAGTAAAGCGGGGGAGAGGATTTTCCGGATATTACTTTTCTGTTCGTTTCGGAAACAATTTATACACAATCTCTTTAGATAAAAGACGTAACGATAACGCCTATTTCCTTCACAAATGGAAACTTGAGCATGAGGGCGATGAATACCCTTATGGAATTCCCAAGGATAAACACGCAAGATTCGTAAATAATTGGGCCAAGGGTAATTATGAAAACTGAGACGGAAATTCCGCAGGGCGAATTTGCTGACGAATCATCGCCAGAGCAGGTGGCGCAGCCTGACGATCCGCAGGAATATGGCGAGAATAACCGCAAACTGCCCGATTCGCTTCGCCTTGCCTTGGATGGACTCGTCAAGAAGTTTCAAGCGCGTGATATGTATGACCGACGTATCGAGGTTCTGACCGACAGAATCCTGCGTTTCTACGATGACGGGGTACAGCACGTCTATCCCAACTATGGAACAGGTGTTTACCAGATTGGTGCGGCTGGCGGGTATGTGAATATTGGCAACGGGATGCAGATTGAGTGTCCTGAATTTATGGGAGCTTATAACATTTTCCGTTCCCGGCGACGTTCCTTGGATGCGCCGTTGACGCAAAATCCTCCAGGAGTTGACTTTGTACCGGATAGACCTGCACAGCCGGAAGATATTGAGGCGGCTGAAACCGCCGAAGGGTATAGGCATTTCTTCGATCAGAACAATAACTTTTCAAAAAATGTGCAGCCAAAGATTTCAAGGATGTTTGAGCTTTCTGGCCGCTGCGTGGCGTGGACACATAACATCGCGTCCAAGTCGAGGTTTGGGGATAACAACCAGGGCGAACCGCGCAACATGGAAGTGGTGAACATCTACGGAACCATCGAGAGCAAGGTTCCTATTGCTTGCCATTCGTTTGAAAACGCTCCCTATGTGTTCCTTTATGACGATTTGGATGTTCTTCTGGCAAAGGCTCAGAATGATTGGATCAAGGACAAGATTACTGCCGGGGAAGCTGGGTTAGGTGAATCAGATTGGGAGCGCTATGCGAGGCTAGGAATCCGTCAAGCTAAAAAGGGTGAATACCTGACTGGATTGGCTTTGTCGTACCTAGTTACAGAAATGAATGTGTTTCTGCGTCCTTCTGCGTTTTGGGACAAGAGCGTAGATGAGCCTTATGCAGAGGCGAAAGAGGACGACGTTACCGAGGACGGTAAGCAGTTCACCATCGCAGACAAACTGCGCCAGATTTTTCCCGAAGGTTGCCACATCAAGTACATTGGAAAGACTTATTCTGAAAGCTGGAATGAGTCTCCAGACGATGTACTGGATATTGGTTTCCCCGTAGAGCGGGACGGGATGAGCGGTGGCGCTTTGATGGAGCCGATGAAGGTTGTGCAGGATACCTTCAATGACTACATGAACGCCAAACGGCAGAACTACGAAACAGGATGGTCAGCCAGATTCTTCTTTGGCTCCGATACTGACTATCAGGCAATTACCGATGTACGATCCCGGCCTAACAACTTCATTCTGCTGAAAGAAAAGTCGCCAGACATGAAGATGGAGCAGATCATCCAGTCTGAACCTCCATCAGAACCGCCGCCCGGATTCGATGCTGCCATTGAGGAACTTAGAGGGCCAATTTCGCAGGACATTACCGGGGCGCTTCCAGCCTTGCAGGGCACGAGCAACCATGAGACTACCGCCGCGCAACAGAGTATGGACAGGTCGCAGGCAATGGGGATGCTTGGCCCTGCGTGGGCGAATATACAGAGAATGGCCGCTGGAATATACAAGAAAGCTGCGTTACTGGCTTCTAAAAACCCTGACCACGGATCAGAGATTGTCGTGGTAGGAGGGGATGGGAAAAATATCTCCGTTAAACTGGAGAAACTGCAAAAGGGTAAATTTCACGCTCATGTGTCGGATTCGTCTTTCCCTGAGACGACGACCGCACTACGGGCGAATCTGCAAGAACTATTGAAACTGGCGGGGCCATCTCCTATCGGTCAAACGATTTTCCAATCTCCCGATAATTGGGAACAGATTTTAGAACTGAATGGTAACCCGGACTTGGTACTGACGCCCGCGTTGGCTTACAAGAAACAGACGCGGGAACTTGAGATTCTTTTGCGCGAACCTCCGATCATCCCTACACCGGAGGAGATCGATGCGTATAACGCGCAACACGCGGCACAAACGATTCAGGCGGTCACTGCGGGGATGCCGCCGCCGCCCTATCAGCCGCCCGTTCCCGAGCCTTCCTTGAAGCCGGAAAAAGACGATTATCACCAGTGGGAATCGGAGAAATGCAAAGAATACCTATCGAGTGAAGATTGCTGGATTCGACAGAATGTAGGCGAAGAACAAATGATTGAGCAGGCTAAAGCTGGAGTGATGAACGTCCGGCTGCATAAGGCATTGCATGATCAGTTCATGGCCGAAGAAGCAATGGCGAAAGCACAAGCAATGCAGCAGATTAAACCTCCTAGCGAGTCCATCAACTTCAAGGATGAAGACCCCGCTGGAAGACAGGCTATGAATAATCAAGCTGGCATTAAGGAAGCAGCACCAGAAGCGCAAGTTGGTAAAAAAGCAGCCGCGCCGGGTACGCCTGGAACGGGAACCGTATAAAAAGGGGAGGAAGTTATGGCAGATGAGGCAGTTTTGGACACAGGGGTTGAGGAAGTTCTCGACCAATCTACCGACACAGGGCTAGAAGCCGACTCGCAGGCCGTTGATACGTCAGCGGATTTGGAGGCACCGGCTATTGATGACGGTGTAGAACCTACAAGCTCTCAGCTCTGGAAATCCATCAAAGAACCATTGAAGGTGGTGGATAAGAAAACCTCGGATAGGGTTCGCAAGGCTCTGTTTACCTCTGCGGAGCTACAAAAAGCCGCTCCCGAAGGCTTACGGAAGCTGACGGAAACGGTTGCAGCCGTGCGTCAGCTTGCCGATGACCCCGATACCGCCGATGCGGAGCCTGTAGAGACGGTGATTGCCAACACCCTTGCCGAAAGAACCTTCTGGCGAGACTTTGACAACGACTTTCAGACGGGAAACCCGAAACTGATTGAGCAGATGGTAAGCGCCAACGCCGAGAGTTTCCAGAAGCTCATGCCAGAGGCGATGAACAAGTATGCCGAGTTGAACCCTGACGCATATTCCTCTCATGTGGCAAACGCGACATTGGGATTCATGGATTCGGCCAAACTTCCACTGCAATTCGAGATATTGGAGATGCTGTTGCCGAAAACCTCCGATGATCCTGGTATGCAGCGGGTCATTGGGGCATTTGGAGTAATCAAGCAGACGATTGATGCGTTGCGGCAGTTTGCTTCTAAGCCTGTTAACTCGATACCGGGAAAACAGCAGCAAATTGAGACAGGAACCGACCGGGAAGCGTCATTGGCTGATCGAGAGATGCGATTACGGGATGTGGAGTGGAATGTTGAGGTAAAGTCCTCTGATTACACGTTTATGGGGCAGGAAGCAGTGAAGGCGGCTGGAAAGAACAAGTTTACCGCTGACGAACAGAAGAAAATACAGAATTTTGTGAAAGAGGATATCAATGCACGGGTAGGACGTAACCCGGAGTATCAGAAAGCGCTGAAATCCTATCTCAAGGCAAATAACAAGACTGCTTACACGCAGCGCGTGGTTTCAGAGCACAGGAAGATCATCCCTAATGCCATTCGCAGGGCCATAGAGGACGTTCTGGCGCGTCGTGGAGCTACAAAGCAGCAAGCGGCCTCAAAAACAAATCAGGGGCCTCAGAAAGCGGCGGCTCAAGCGGCACAGACTGGTTTTGAGAGGATTGCCGGGCCACCGCAGACGCTAGGATTGAAGATTGACCATCGCCGTACTACCCATTCGATGCAGGTCAAGGGACAGGCTTACATTCAGGGACGTAAAAACCCTGTAACATGGGCATTGCGATAAGAACTTGACGTTGTAGACGCAAAGTAGCAAAATGCAAGGTGTATTAGCAGTGTAGTTGACTGAGAGCGCAAGGATGGGAGAGCGTAAGGTTAACGTAACGTGGTTAACCCAGTCCTAGAGCATGGGGTAACACCCAAAAGCGAGGATCGAAGGTTCAAGTCCTTCCTAGTCAACATAACCGCAAACGCGACGGGGATAGCGCGTGACAGGCTGGAGAGACAGCCTCCAACTTCCGCAAGAAGCTGGAGGAAATAAAGAAACGAAGCAGGGGTATCGGGACGCCTCTAAAAACCCGTCATCGCTTAGGTTCTTACAATTTAGCATCGTACTTGCGCACGCTACAGCAGCACCCAGGCTGGCCGATTGGCAAAGGGAGCAAGGGATGACTTCGATACGAGGTTATTTCTATGGCTATTGCCAATTCCGCACAGGCGCTTGCGTCCGAACAGGAGCACGTCCGGCCCGAGCTTGAAGATTTGAGTCTTTCCGCATCAATTCTGCTCAAGCGAATCCAGAAAAACACATCCATCAAGCCGGTTTCTGACCGCCCTGCCCGTATTCCCACCATGCCGAGCCGTGGTGGTAAGCCCCGCGTGGGCAACATGAACGGCGGTGACATGGGCATTGGTTCCGGGCCTACCCAGGTTCCGGGCCAGTTGACCACGACTTGCTTTATTCACGCCTTTAGCTATACGAAGCAGGCTGAATATGCAACCGATTCGTCTGAAAAGGCGATTGAAGATTTCGCAACCCTCACCCGTTCTCTGGCTCCGAAGCAGTTTGCCAATTTCCTTGACGCGGCAATTCAGGGTGACGGTTCCAACACCCTTGATACCATCGTTTCCACGGTAACCTCCAACGGTTACATCACTGGACTGGTCGTCAATAACGCCAATTTCTTCCTCGACGATCAGGATATTGACGTTTGGACTGCCATCGGCGGCGCGTTCATTTCGACCATCACCGTTGAATCCTCGGACATTCTTAACAACACCATCTGGCTCGGCACTCCCGTTGCCGCTGGCACGTTCGTTGCCGGTCAGAAGTTGCTCGTCTCAGGTTCTTCGGGTCAGGCCAATTCCGGCATCTTCGGCCTTCGCTACTATCAGGTTGGCACGAACACTGGAAACTGGATGGGCGTGCAGCGTTCCGCGTGGCCGGGTAAGTACGTTACTCCGACTATTGCTGTTGGCGGCGCTCTGACTCCTCAGATTGTTCGCGCTATTCAGGCTCAGATTGAGCTTTCGATGGGGCCGGAAAAGGCAGAGGAAGATGAGGTTGTAGCCCATTGCAACGTGACTGAACAGGCGGCGTGGGAACAGAACGCGCTCTTGGTTCAGCACATTGACATGGCACAGCTTCGCGGCGACAAGTCGGAAGATATGTTGAAGCGGAAAGCAGCGGATACCATTGGCGGGCGTGAAATGCTTGTCAACCCCCGCGCTCTCCCCGGTTACATTGATTTCCTCGCGCTGAAAAACTGGTTCCAGATCGAAACCAAGCCGATTGATTTCTACGACGTGGGCGGACAAACGCTGTTCCCGGTCATTGGAGCCAGCGGCGGTTTGGCATCGAGCCTTGTCTTTTACATGGTTTATGAAGGACAGATCAGTGCAGTACAGACGAGGCTAAACGCATTCCTGAGTGGCATCAACATCCCTCACGGTTTGCTTGGTTACTAAGGGGTAATTCGATGAGCCTTATCACGATGGGCGATGATACGTTTGTGCCGACTCCGAGCCGTTGGCCTAGTCCAATGGGGCACTACGGGAAGAATCCCTATGGTGAACCGCTCTATCGAATTGTCTTTGCCTCCACGGTCAAAATGGTGGTGGGCGGGGAGTTTTCTGATGGCTTTGTGGGCTATCGGATTCGCCCCGCCTACCGGCACATTGGCGACAAGTGGATACTTGAAAAGTGGATTTCTGGATTTGAGTACACAAAAATGAGTGAGGAAGTTTATAACCTGGAGAAACGTGACCCTTACACCGGGTTGCTTATTACAGGGCCATATCCTCATTCCGGCGTGTACTTTCATTGTTTTACTTTCGACGGTGCTCCAAACGAGCATACATCGGTGGATTCTTTGATTGAACTTCTCAATAAGGCAAATACCAATGATCCTGCGAAAGTACGGCAGGCGATTATTGACCATCACGCGGCCAAAGAAGCACAAGATGATGCCATGCGTTATGACCGCGTAAAAAATATGATGCCTGCCTTCGGCATGCGTGCTGCCAATCTCGGCGGACACGTCAAAGCAACTAAATCGGCTCCTATTCTCAAGTCTGCCAATGAACTCGGCTTACCTGTGCGCGGAGTCACACAAATAAGGGAGAACAGTCATGGCCGTATTTGATCCGAAAGTAACCTCAGAAATCTCAGATCGTGGGGTGCAAGAAAGGCTCTCCACGGCCCGCAACCGAATCAAGCCTCAAACTCTCGCAGTTATTGAGGCGCTGAAAAAGAATTTTATCCACATTTTTAATGTTGGCCCGTGGAAGCACGTTGTCAACACTGGCTCAACGGGACAGTTCTTGATTCCGGCGTGTCCGTGGAATAAGCCGTATGTCGAGCTATTGGTTACAGATGGCAAAGGCGGGATGGTTCCTCCGATCACAGCCATTATGGAAGAACTCGTAATCAAGAACGAGGACGAGTATTCCAAGTTGGAAGATGACGGTATCGGGTTTGCCCATGCCATGCTTGGCGAAGGACGGGGTGCTCGTCCTGACCAGGCGCTTACTCATTTTGGCGTGTTTGTTGCCGAGGGTGAGAAGCCTACCAAAGAGGAATTAGCGGCTGCACGAGAGATGCTGAAAGCGAAGTGCTCAAGTCTCTATGGGTACATCACTAATATCTACGCCACCGACCGCAAGTTATTTTCACAGGTGGTCAACCCGGATGTACATTTTGTTGCAGCAAAGGTGTTGGGACGCGACAATCCGCAGGATTCACCGTGGATGCTGGATGCTGCACCTACGGGGCGTGTGAAGTGCAAGATGTGTGGCCGCGTGGTTGACCCTGACGTTGCCATGTGCGAAGGCGGTCATATTGTGAATCAGGATTTGTACCTTGCCGCGATGGCAGAGCAAGAGAACGTCCTGGCGGCGGTGAAAAAGTAAATGCCCTCCATTCCAAGCCCCGCGCCAACAGCACCATTCGATACCGTCGAAGGCGCTCTGAACTTGGCTCGTGTACGGATGAATGACGCAATCCAGAGCGCTGGTGGCGACATTCTAACCGACGCACAGCCATTCACTCAGACGATGGCAAATGCGGCTTGGAGAGGGTTACAGGATTTTCTTGCCAACATGGGATACACGGCGTTCAAGAAACCACTTGTTCTTACCGCGTTTCCCATAGTGGCAAGTTCTGATCCCGCTTCACAGACTCAGTTGAACTGGTCGTATTTTTTTGATGGTGTCAGCTACTATTCCCCAGCAACTACGCCCACGGCTCCAGTGCTACCGCAAGACTTGATTATCCCTTTGAGGATGTGGGAGAGGCTGACAGGAACAAATTCCTCATTTATTCCGATGGAACCATGCGCAGACGCTTTACCCGATGTTCGCAAAGGGGGGTTAAATCGGTTTTGGCTATGGGAAAACAACACCATCTATATGCCGGGGTCGCTCTTTAGTATGGACTTGCGGTTGGAGTATTCGGCGTACCTGCCGGACTTTGTTACCAATGGGGCTATTCAGTGGTATACGCTGCCGATCCCGATTATGCGGGCGATGGACGCTTTGGCAGATTTTATCTGCGCGGAAGCAGCAGGGCCGAGAGGTGACGTGGATGCAGCGACGTTTATTGCGTCTGGAGAAAAGAAAGCTCGCTTGATATTCAATCAAGAAGTTTCACAAAAACAGCGCCGCCCGGTGAATCGCAGACCGTATGCCGGCAGAGGAGGAATGTATGGCAGTTACTCTTAAACTGGATACCGCTTTCATGGGTGTTCCTGATGCAACAAACACCGAGGGTGTCTATCAGGGAACGGTGGCATTCTCCGGCAGTTATACGTCGGGCGGCGACACCGCTTCGTTTGCTGCGCTTGTGGGGCTTCTGTCGAACGCTCTACCTCTGCACGTTGAGGTGTACGAAGAGCCGCAGTCTGGTCAATCGGCAACTGGATGGCAAGCTGTGTTTATCAAGGGCAGCACTCAGGCCAACGGAAAAATTTCGTTGTGGAATGGCACAACGCAATTTACGGCTGGTGCCTATAGCACAACTTTTTCGACTACGACTTTCAAGTTCCGCGCCTGGTTCCCGCTGAATCAGTAAGGGGCTAACTTGGCGATCAACCCCACTGGCGCAGTAGGCGTGCCTTTGACCGTCTTTGGGTCATGGGTAAGCGAAGTTGCGCCTAATGCGGTTCCTGAGAACATCTCTCCTGACTGTTCAGATGTGATGTTCGCACCCGGTTCTACGGGGTCGCGGCCAGCCCTTCGGCGGGTTTACCCAACTCCCTTTCCCGCCGGAGGGTCTAGCTCTTTTGTTCCATCCACGGTGTACACCAAGAGTTTTGTTACTTCAACAGGCGACATTAAGAACCTCACAATGGATTCCAATGGAGTCCTGTATGTTGAGGACGTAACGAATAATCCCGGTGTATATACAACGCTATTTACTTCAACGCCGGGTAGTTACTGCCGTTCCTGCACTGCGTTTGGACGCGAGTATCTTGCAATTTCCGATGGCCTTCATGGGCAAGAAGTTCCGTTGCAGTACGATGGTACTTATCTTGACAGAGTAACGCAGAATGGCCCGGCGGTTGCGCCTGTAGTCAATAGTATCTCTCTTCCAAGTGTAACGATGGTGGTCACTTCTGCACGGATAGATACCGTGGCAAGTATCGTTACCACTGGGAAATTCAGTAAATACAATCCTGTTGACGATACTTATTACGCCTGGTCAACTATTACCGTTACACTCACTACGCCTGACACAAGTCTTACCATTGGACAGTCGGTGACCATCACAGGCAACAGTCAGTCCTATTTCAATAGCGTTCCTTCGGTAATCCAAAGCATTGTTTCGTCAACTGTGTTTGTGTGTGAGTTTTATAGTGGTAGTTACCTTACTGGCACGGGTGGTAGTTTCCCCCTACCGGGAGTCACAATTCAACGCGGAAGCAATATA